CATGTTGTCATTTTTGATTTTGCCTGCGCTGCCTTCGTAGTTGACATTGTACGGAGGGTCGGTGATGACCAGGTTGGCTTTGGTGCTGCCCATCAGAAGGTCATAGGTTTCAGCCTTGGTGCTGTCACCGCAGATCAGACGGTGGCGACCGAGTGTCCAGATATCACCGGGCTTGGTCAAGGTGGGCTTTTCCAGTTCTGCGCCTACATCGAAATCATCATCTTTGACACCGTCCTTGATGGTATCTTTGAAGAGGTCGTCAATCTCCGCAGGCTCGAAACCAGTGAGAGACACATCGAAGTCAGCACCCTGCAGGTCAGCAATGAGCAGAGCAAGTTTGTCCTTGTCCCAATCACCGCTGATTTTGTTGAGGGCGATGTTGAGGGCTTTTTCCTTGTCCTCATCCATCTCCACCACAACGCAGTCCACTTCGGTCATGCCCATATCCATCAGAACCTTCAGACGCTGATGACCGCCAACCACACGGCCGGTAGTCTTGTTCCAGATGACGGGTTCGACATATCCGAACTGCTCAATGGAGCGTTTCAGCTTTTCGTATTCCGCATCACCTGGCTTGAGGTCTTTGCGGGGGTTATAGTCGGCAGGCAGAAGGTCTGCCGTGTTCTTTTTCTCAAAAATCATACCAGACCCCACTCGGCAAATGCCTCAAAGCCACCAACGGACTTAATGTAGGCTCTTGCCGTTTCCACGATTTCCTCGTAGGGAATGCCGCCGACTGTCTCATCACCGATGGCACAGCAGAACTCCACAGGCATTCCGCTCTCCTGGGCTTTGAGCCAAGCGTAAATGTTCACACTGACATCAGCCTTGGAGAGGTCTTTGCCGTGGAGACCACCGCCAGTTACGGAGTCGGCCATATCGCTGCCCAGCTTGCGGTTGGTAGCGCCGGTGTCAACATCCGTGCCGCCAGTCCAATCACCGAGCGGATTGACAACCGCACCGGGAAACAGAGAACGCAGTGTGTCAGAAGCAGTTCTGCTCTGGCAGATGGTCAGATTTTCACCGTCCAGGATGTACTTGCCATCAAAGGGGTACTTCTCGTAGATGTTCCGTGCGATGCAAGAGAGGCGTCTCTGCTCTTCGGTCATAGGCACACCCTTGAAGATGCCATTATCACCGCAGCGGATGGCATCCTCCTGGTTACGAGCAAGGTGCGCGTCCTGGGGAACAATCACCAGATCAACTTCCAGGTTTCCGGCAATCCGCTGCACGGCGGCAGTTACCTTGTCTCTGTTGATGGCGGCAGAGGTTTCAGCAATGATATGGCAGATACCGTGACCGATGAGAACTTCCACAGCAACCTTGGGGTCGATCTGCGTATCGTATGCGATGTCTACAACGGCACCGGCAATTCTGTCCGCCACCTTATCGGGGTGGGCGGGATTTACTTTTTCAAACATAATTCTTTATCCTTTCCTTGCACGAAGTAGTCTTTCCATCACGTCGTCCTGGGGGCTTGCACCGCTATACTCGCCGGTGCAGTTCTCACGGACAATTTGGAAAATTTCTGACCACAGACGGTTAGCCTGTGTCATGTAGGTGTTTGCGATAGCCACATAAGGTGACTGAATGGCAGCACCCGTGGTAGGATGCTTTGCCAGAAAACCGACCTCGCTGGTAATGGACTCGCATTGAATCCATCTGGCACTTGCCATAGCGAAGCGTTCAATGAGGTCGGGTGAAACAATGGCGGAGCATCCACGAGCGGACAGCCAGTTCCATGTAGTTTCATAAATTTCGGCGGCACAGAGTGTAGAGCCGTCCTTTTGCTTTGCGGAAAGGAACTCCTTGGGCTTGGGCATATCCTGTCCTTCCAAGTCAGCCGCGCTGTCTTGGAAATCAATTACAGTCAGCGGTCTTTTTCCGGGATTTCCATCCGCAATCTTGTCGGCAATGGGCTTTTTCGGTCTGCCGCCAGTGCCGGGTTTTGGTCCTCTTTGACCCACTTTTGCACACCTCCTTCATGCTGGGGCCTATTCCCCTAAAAACTTTTGCGATTTTCAACACGTGACCCCAGGCCGCTGCCCGCATTTTTTAGTCCTGGAGATTTGACCGCCCCTACCGGTCACCAATTTCGTGGTGGATCTTGGTATGGCAGGAACGACACAGACTCATGAGGTTGTCCCTTGCATGAGTGCCGCCCTGTGAAATGGGCTTCTTATGATGTACTTCCTCTGCAGGAACAAGTCTGCCTTGCTTCTCGCACTCCTCGCAGAGAGGATGCTGACTGATGTGTCGGTCACGGATTCGTTTCCAAGCACGGCCGTACTTCTTGTTGATGTCCGGGGAACGCTCGTATTTGTTGTACTGCCTGCGGGCAATAGCAGCGTGATCTTCGCAATACTGTCCATCAGTAAGTTTGGGACAGCCGGGGTAAGAACATGGTCGTTTGGGTTTCGTTGGCATGGGTTCACCTCCTGCGGAACAGCTGACCCAGCTTGTATTTAAGGATGTACCATGCCTGTTCCAGGTAGCCAACCTTGCGGTAGCCCATAAACAAGCACTCCTTTCTGGGCAAAAGAAAAGCCCCACGGGATTGCTCCCATGAGGCCGTTCCGTATTCTCTTTGGCAATTATAATGATACTACATTTACGATGGGAACTCTACGGAACTTTCGGGAACACTTTTTGCTTTCAGTATTTCCGTAACCACATCAAGGGCGCGGTCATGCATTTTCTGTACCCATTTTCCGCTGTAGTGCATATCCACGGCAATCTGCTCCCAGGTGTGGAAACACAGATACCGCTTTTCCAGAAGGATTTGGTATTCGGTGTCCTCCACAGCCTTGATCACCGCCACGATTTCTCGCTTCAGATCCACAAGGTGGTCGATGTCCTGGTTGATTTCTTCCTGGAGATCGATAATCTTACAAACGGCATCTGCCATAGTGGAGCCGCCGCTGTTCGGGTTTCTGGGCATACCCGTCAGAGTGGCGGTGCATTTGGTGGCGAGGTCATTGAGAGATGCAACCTGGGCGATTTTGGCATCTATCCGCTGATCGAGGCGGTGGGCTTGGGACAGGTACTCTTTGGTGGTCATGCTGCCACCTCCTGTCTCACCATGCGGCGAATACTCGTCATAAGGTACTCACCGTCAAGGTCGGTCAGCATACCGTACCAACCGGAACGGAAGAACCGCTCCAAACTGGCAACTTCATCTGCATATTCCTTGTTATCGGGGAAACGGTGGTGCTGCTTGAGGGCTTTTTTGTAGTCTTTTACGGCCAGTTCTACAATGGCGTTGGCTAATGCCTGATAAGGGGTCATAATTTGTACCTCCGATATTTGAAATCCTCGGATTGGCACAGATTGTCGTTTTTTGTCGAAATATTGTCTCAGATTTGCAGGTCCGCTTTTACGGCATCAATAAGTGCCGTCTGTGTATGCTCCTTTTGGGAGAGGGCTTTCATGATGCGGTGGTCAATGGTGCCCTTTGTTACGATGTGCTGTACCACCACGGTTTCGGAGGTCTGACCTTGCCGCCACAGACGGGCAACAGTCTGCTGGTACAGTTCCAGGCTCCAAGTCAGACCGAACCACACAAGTGTGGAACCGCCGGATTGGAGGTTCAAACCGTGTCCTGCCGATGCGGGGTGGATAAGCGCCACCGGGATTTCTCCGTTGTTCCATCTGCGGATGCTGTTGGAGTCGTCCAGTCGGGAATGCGGTATGTGCAGTTTTTTCAGCCTTGCGGTGATGCGTTCCAGATCGTGCTTGAACCAGTAGGCCACCAGGACGGGCTTGCCGTTTGCCGCTTCGATGATGTCCTCCAGGGCATCCAGTTTGCGGTCATGGATAAGGACGGTGTTGCCTTCATCATCATATATGGCTCCGTTTGCCATTTGGGACAGCTTGCCGGAGAGGGACGCCGCGTTGGCGGCTGTAATCTCTCCATCACCCAGGGTGAGAACCAGGTCACGCTTTAGACCATCGTAATGCTCTCGCTCCTCTTCGGAGAGGCGCACCTCATATTCGCTGCTGATCAGTTCCGGCATCTGCAGGTGGTCGTTTGCTTTCATGGAAATGGTGATATCACCGATTTTCCGGTAGATTGCATCCTCCGCATACGGCAGAGGCTTGTAGGAGTAAATGATCTGCCCATTCCGCTTGTCCGGCATAAAGTAGTCGGTGCGATATTTGGTGATAAACCGACCGAGGCGCTGACCCATGTCCAGGATGCGGAACTCTGCCCACAGATCCATCAGACCGTTGGAAGCGGGAGTGCCAGTCAGTCCAACAATGCGGGAAACCTTGGGCCTGACCTTCAGCATTGCCTTGAACCGCTTTGTATTGTGGTTCTTGAAGGAGGACAGTTCGTCAATTACGATCATATCGAAGGTGAACGGGATGCCACTTTCTTCCACGAGCCATTGGATATTTTCTCTGTTGATGATGTAAATGTCAGCAGGACGCATCAACGCCGCTTTGCGTTCATCCGCTGTGCCGACAGCCACGGAGCAGATGAGGTTCTGAAGATGATCCCACTTATCTACTTCAGCCGTCCATGTGTCCCGTGCCACTCGCAGCGGTGCGATGACCAAGACACGGTGTACCTCGAAACTGTCAAAGAGAAGGTCGGAGATGGCGGTCAGCGTGATGCTTGTTTTGCCAAGACCCATATCCAGAAAGACGGTGGCGATGGGATGGGTTTCGATGTAGTCGATGGCGTAGGCTTGGTAGTCATGCGGTTTGTATCTCATCAAGGATACCTCCTATCTGATCTTCGGCATCCAGGATATAAACCTTGAAACCGAGGCGGGTCAGTAATTTGTGCCTTGCGATTTGGAGCGGGCGGGGCTTTTTGCCGGGAGCCTTCACTTCCACGAAAGCAATTCTGCCACCGGGCAACAGAACGATTCTGTCGGGAACGCCATCAAATCCTGGTGACACCCACTTCGGACAAATCCC